TTCCCATTCACCATAGTGTTTCTCCATCAATTTATCTAGTTTGCCTTTGCTAATTGGTGTTTGTCTAATATCACGAACAAAACAATCCGATGGAGATAGTACATTTGGTATACCATCACCTTTATCTCCACGGATAATTTTCTCTTTTAGTTCTTCTAATGGATTAAATGAAACAATAAATTTCTTTTGTGCTGGATTATACTGTTTAACAGTAAAATGACTTGTACCATTGTACATCTGTAATTGTGGGAAATCTCCGTCACTTGAAATGATTAGGATATTTTCCGACATGATATGTCGTGGTACAAGTGTGCCAATAATATCATCTGCTTCAGCACCTTCAACATCCACTACTTTGTATGGGAAGTTTTCTTTTAGTTCTTGTTTGAATTTGGCAAGCATATCAAAAATCATGTGCCAATCAAGGTCAGACTTTTCCCGTGTCTTTTTACGGTTTGCCTTGTAGAATGGAAAGAACTCCTTGCGCCAGTACTTGCGGTTATCACAACAGAGTACTACTTCACCATATTCTTTACGGAATGTCTTTAGGTGGGTTTTGAGTATCATTAGGACCATATGTCTAATGAGAGATTCATCTAATGTGAATGTTTTTCCATACATGGACTTTTTTCCATTAGATATTTGCGCCATAAGGCCAGCAAGTAGGACTTGGTTTAAGTCAACGAGAATCATAACAAACTTTCGAGTTTCAAAACTATATTATATCAAATATCTTCAAATTTGGCAAGCGCATCTTGGTAGAAATTTTCTGAAGTGGTAGTTTTACGGGAAATGATACCATACCAACCAGATTTAATTAAATCCGAAATGTATTCTCTAGGATCCGAAAATATTGCTTCAAATGTATCAAAATTTTTGATAATCAATTCTTCGTCATTATCTTCATCATCTTCTTGAAATAATATAATATGCCATTTATCACCAACTTCACTACCCTCTATTGGTGTACCTTTGTTTTTATAAACATTCGATTGTATGTGTACATTATTCTTTTCCGTTGGCATGAAGAATATCGCATCGAATTCTCCAAGATGTTGCATACCATCTAACATTGTAAACCTTTAATATGTGATTTTCTAACTCTTACCATAATCCAAGAATTGTAATAATCCTCGGATTCAAGTGCTCCATTGACAAACTGTTCTTTTGCTTCAAGATATCCACATACACCTTTAGATTTACATAGGTGAACTATCTCTCTACGAAAAGACTCTTTGCCATGTATTATAACATCTTTTTTCAATTCCTCATTGGAACCGTAGTAAGTTTGCCAATCACTTGGTAATTTCATTTTTTTCTTCTTACCTTTGACCTGTTTGGTCTTTAATGAATAGAAGAATTTCTTACCAATATATTTTTTACCAGATACTTCATTGGTGATAATATAGACGAATCCATAATCTTCACCAATCATATCTTCAGTAAAATCTTGTTCTTTATAAATCCAGTTTAGTTGTCCCATTCCTCATTATCCAAGTCATCTTCATCCTCTATATAGTCTGACTCGGTTAATTCGTCTATGGCTTCGCCGCAAAACGGACAAAATTGTGGGTAATCTTCAGATGTTAATTCTTCCATATATTGTACGTCATAAGTCGATTCACAACTAGAACATTCTCCTGTTACTTCTTTATTCATTTTTTCTCCTTACCTTGAATTGGATATTGTAGTTTCATCAGCTGGACCAATATCCCAAACATAACCTTCTTCGCAAGGAACCCATTGTGTATTGTTTTTATTCCATGCAAAGGCAATTCCCCAATCAGCAGGTTCTTTCAATGCATTCTTTTCAACACACCAAATATCGGTATTCAATGCTGCAACGAATGGTTTTGGACCTGGATGATAGGCAGTATCATGTAGACAAACAATTGCGGTGTCACCCAACAATTCTGTGTATTCCCAATCAATTAAACATTGGTTGATACTATGCCAACCATCAATCAAAATAAAATCAAATTGTTTTCTTTCCAAATTACATCGGTCAAATATCTCATTAATCCATTTCATATTTTCTTCAACGTTTGAACTTGTATTTCTAATTGTAAATACATTATCGTCATCATTGTTTAAATATGTTTTGTCATCAATGTCTATACCAATATAAACAGTTTCTTTCTTTTTATTTTTCAAAAAGATTTGTGTAAAAGAATCTAGACCATTTCTACTAATTCCAATTTCTAAAATTGCAGAGCAGGTGTCACGAACCCTTAGAAATCTTTCTTTTAAAGCATCTCTACTCAACTCAGATGTTTCTTTCCAACCTCCAAGTTTATAATATGGATTATCATCACCACTCATAATACGACAGTCACCGTCTTTATCGTCCCAAGCCGAATTGGTTCGTATATCTTTAACTAAATCTTTTTCCCACTTCATATTAGTCCTTAATGAGCCCACACATCACCCCAATCTCCTGAGTGAGCACCTTTAGCATAATCGGTTGCTCTGTTCTCAAAGAAGTTGGTGTGTGTTGGAGCGTTAATCATTTCCTCTACCCATGGTAGTGGATTCTTTTTTACTTTAAAAATGCCTTTAAGACCAAGAGATATAAGACGCCTGTCAGCAATATAACGGATATACTTTTTGACATCTTCACTAGATAGACCGTCCATAGCGCCCATAGAAAAGGCGAGGTCAATAAACTTATCTTCCAGTTCGACCATCTTTTCTGCAATGCTATAAATGCGTCCTTTGAGTTCATCATTCCAAATCTCTTTGTTTTCTTCTATGTATGTGCGGAATAACTTAATCATTGATTCAGCATGTTGAGTTTCATCAACAATAGACCAAGTTACAATCTGACCCATACCTTTCATCTTACCCATACGAGGAAAGTTAAGTAACATAATGAAGGAACTGAATAGTTGCATACCTTCAGTAAATGCACTAAACACGGCGATATGGGTTGCAGTATTTTCCTTAGTTGTATTTTGTGCAGCCAAATCTAAAACATAATCGTGTTTATCACGCATTTCTTGATATTCAAAAAATTCATTATATGTAGCTTCTGGTAAACCAAGAGTTTCAATCAAGTGTGAGTAAGCAGCGATGTGTAAGGCTTCACGAGCAGCGAAACCCATCAACATCATTCTTACTTCCGGCTGCGGAAAGTAAGGTAGATAATTGTTAACATAGCCACCAGCAACATCAATATCTCCTTGAGTAAAGAAACGAAATATATTGGTGAGAAATTGTTTTTCTTCATTTGATAGTTTCTTCTTCCAATCTTTCACATCTTCTGCCATTGGAACTTCTGTGTGCAACCAATGTGATTGTTCATGTTTCAACCATGCATCATATGCCCATGGATAGTTAAAAGGTTTAAAATAGTTTCTTTGTTCCGATAATTTTTGTGTTGTTGTTTTCTTAATCATTTTTTTCCTATTCGTTCATTCGCCATTTGTTTTCTGGCAGGCCGTAGTCCCATTTAGGATCCATTTCAACATTCCATCTAGTAGTGGCAACATTAAAATCTGGCATCTTCATTTCTTTAGGATTGGATGCTGGTTCTAAAATAACAATACGATTGTTTGGTTGTGCAGCAAATTGCCCATTATCACATTTTATAAAATTAAAAGATTTGTGATCCTCAACATCTTCACTATGACCGCAATCAAGGGTGTTAAAATCTGGATGTGAAGAATCTACAGTAAAAAGATATTCACCACCTAACCAAGACCCATCTTTCATTTTAATTTTACATCTCATGTTTGCTATCATTGCTTTTTTAATCACCGTGATATCATAAGACATACTATTCCATAATTGCAAGAAATCTAAAGGATATGGGTCACCCTCAATAGGTTTCCAGCAGTAAGCATGTAAAGGAAGTTTGTCATACAAAGCACCGTATTGATTTAAGTACGATTCAATACGAAACGCTTGACTTCTTTGTGACTTGATTGTTATCCACCAACATGGTTCAAGTTCTCCATGACCTTTTTCAAAGTCATAGAGAAACTCTCTGCGAACAAAGCACTTTACTGGTGGAAGATTAGCTACTATGTGTGACATTATTTTCCACTTGCCAACACAATTTTACAAATATGTTCCAATCGTTCTATATGTTCGTATGCTCTCCACGGACTTGTATCAATAGCAACTACGCCATGTCCTTTAATACCTACAATATCGTAAGCAATATTTCCATCTTTATCCAATTGTAACATCTTATGACATTCATCAGCAAGCTCTTGGCTAATTGGCGCAACATCTCCTACATTAGGTGCAACCTTGGTGTAACGATTAAGCTCTGGGAATGCACCACTAATAGAACTCAAATCAATACCAGCATGCATGGCTGCAATGCAATAAGTTGGGTGCACATGAACAACTACTCGTACATCGCCTGTATGTTGTCCCATTTCCTTTTGTAAACCAAAATGTAATGGTAATTCTCCACTAGGTTTCAGATTAGCACTAATGTCAGTATACTTCAACTCTTTGCTCGAATGATATAATCGAGGAGGTTGGTCATAGTAACCTTTTTCAATACCAATTTTCTTAAACTGATCCGGTTGTAATGTTTGTTTACGAACGCCACTTGGTGTGATATAGAAATGGTCACGGTCATGGTGGCGAATGCTTACATTGCCATCACGACTAGTAATCCAATTACGTTTGTATGCATCTACTAATATGTCACATATAGTTTCTAACATTTTATTTAGGTTGCCCACTCTCTTAATTGTCCTGCTGGTTTAGAACCAACCATTCGTTTCATTTCAATATTTCCATCCAACATCACCAAACATGGTACAGAACGAATTCCATACTGATTGGCAATGTCTTCATGTACATCAATATCAATTACTTCAATTGGCATTTTAACTTGTGCTCTCTCCAAATTTTCTGCC